GCAGAAGTAGACGCGGCGATAATCTTGGAACCATTCTCCAACTCTAAAGATCTTTTATTCCATGATACGATACCTTGTTGCATCCACTTTGGCAGTTTCTCGTATGCAAATTGTAACCTACTTAAGAGATCCTGTGCAGTTGATGCCTTGTTGGCTAGAATAGCTATATTAACATTGTCGTTAAACACAGCATAATGTAACAAATATGAAACACAAGTAGTAGATTTACCTGTCTGACGAGGCATTCTACAAATGTTGAATCGGTTTCCATGAAAGTTGTTGATCAACTTTTCCTGGAATGGATACATCTTGAATGGTATCTCACCATGGTCAAGAGAAACAATTTTAATATAGTTTTTAGCAAAATATACAGGATCCTGTTTGCACTTGATAAACTCAAGTACTTGATCCTGCGAGAATTCTACAGCTACATTAGCCTTCTTAAGGTTGGGATTACCAAGATATACCTGATCACTCATAAAAAAATCAAATTTTTGCTAAACTTGCTACGACTTCTTGTTGTTTGAGATAAAGTTTAAAATAAGCTTTTGCAAACTCTATTGCTTCCTCTCTATCTAATTTATCTATGACCCTTGACTGTTGTTCATAGATCAACATTTTATTGATATCTTCAAGTACAATTTCAGAAGGGTCAATGTTCATTTTACTTACCTTGAATAACTACGATTGGTTGTGATGGGTCAGATGGACTTGGGTAGTAGTGAGTTAAAACTCCACCTGGATAGAACTTTTGAATTTGATCTGTTACCTCTTCTCTTGATGGTCTCTTAGGTCCGGAGAAGAAGAGTTGTAGACGATAAGTTTTACCTCTCCACATCAACATTATACTGAAAACATTACCAGTTGACTGTAACCTTTGATAATCTTCCGTTTTCAATTGTCCAGGGTAGATCACTTGATCTGCAAGTGGAAGTGAAATTCCCCCACCAAGTCTCTTCAATGCAGCTTGAGCTGCATCTTTTTCTCCACCAGTTGCACCTTTAGATAGGTTACGAATTTTACCCATCTTCTGTGCCTTTTTGTGTCCTCCACCAATCTCAAAACTCAATCCCTCATTTGCTGGATGAACTTCGTTTGGATCGTAAGCTCCACCACCACCCAATGAGGCAGGTAGAGAGAACATTGTCCAATACTTCTCGCCGTACTTACATTCCCTCTTCTTCTCATTCTTTTTGCACTTTGGACAATATCTAATCTCTTCACTTTCCTTTAGAGGAGTTGGTTCAACAATATTGAAGGACTCATATTCAGTTGCTTTGAAGTCATCTCTCCAATTGGAGAACTCATAACCTTCTTTCTGAGTCTTGTTACCCCAGTTCTTTGCACCAACTTTACGGCACTTAACTAATGCACCAGAAGCATATGCAGAAGGCCAAACCTTATAACGAGATTTTACCTTTGAGTAACATGCGTCTTTCTCTTCAGTCGCAACCATCTTAGCCTTACCCTCTCTGTCTGGATTTGGGTCTTCTTCATTCTTGCGACGGAATGCTCTTTCCTCTTCCTTATCGGAGAGGTCTGCCTTCATTTTGCTGGAACCACACTTTGGTTTTGTGGTTTGTCCTGGTTGTTTTGCACAGGGTTTTCCTGCGTATTTACCACCAAGTTGAACCCAACCAGGGGTGCCATCAGAAGCGCGACTCTTAGTAAACCAGTCACGCAAAGAACTATCACCACTCTTGTTTTCATCAATAGAATCCTCCTTCACACAATTGGGAACTACTTTTTTCCCTTTCTTTTTCATTCCAAGTTGTTTGTACCCATCCCAACATTTTTCATCCAACTTTGCAGATTCATCATAGACTTTTTTGCCATCTCTGATATAACCAGATCCTTTCTTATCGTAAAAACGAACTCCTTTCTCTCTGGTCTCACCACGAAGTTTTTCTAGGTGAGATTTGTACTTTTCAGATCTCTCTTTCCTTCTCTTACTTCTTTCCTTATCCAACTCTTCTTGTTCTTCTTTACTGGAAATGTCTCTGTACTTTCCGCCAGTAGAAGAAGTAGAAATCATCTCAGATAATTTCTTCTTTTTCTTTTTGGTTTCGTGTGTACTACCACATCCTTCTGCAACTCTTACACTATCACTCTTCATTAGTTTAGTGTTTTTTGCAGATTGAGCTGCCTTGGACATAGAATTAAGCCCACCTACTGCAGCACTCCTTATAGATTTTGAATAAGAGGATGCAAGTTTATCAACATTTCTTTGTCCCATAGGCATGTTTCTCATTTGAGGATTGGGATTGCCTTGATGAAATATGTCGTTACCTTCGCTTACCCCGCCACCATTTGATTCAGATCCTTCACCATTTCCATTACCGTTCTTCTTACCTTCTTCTTCGTGTTCTTCATCTTTCATGATGAGTCCACTTCTCATCATGTGCCAACCTTTAGGGATCTTTTTGCACTTCTTATCAGTCATGCACCAGTACTTACCGTCTGGACACTTCTTCGCTTCTTTTGATTCTTTCCCTTCTTTAATATCGTGATGACTTTCTCCACACTTTACGCAAGGATCCTGTCCACAATCACAATCGCACTTAGACTTTTTTCCTTCCTTTACCTCTTTCTTTTTTTCTGTGTCATCTTCACCGCCATCCATATGGTCGGCTACGGTATCAAGATACTCAGATGCCTTTGTAATTTTTGATTGAACCCATGCTTCAAGATCACCTTCTCCTTTGAGATGACGCATCAATCTATTGATAGCAGTCTTTGCAGTCTTAAGTTCTCCACGAGCCATAGAAAACTCAAAGTCCTCTCCAAGAGGCGCAATAGTTTCTAGGTCAGATAGAATAGACCACTCCTTAAAGGTGAGTTTATCCATTATTTTAGTAATACTTTTCCTATTTTTATTTAGGGAGATCCCCGTTCATGGATCCTTTTAAGAACTTTTGAAGTTCCGCAGTTGAACCAAGAAATACTGCATTATTAGTAACATTGGTAGGTGCAGAACCTTTTTGTTCCTGATTAATATCCTTCATCTTCTTCTGAAGATCAATGAGTTTATCTGTAACATCACCAACATTCTTAATGAGTTGTCCAGCAACTTCATAGGCTCTGGGGGAATCGGATTCTTGTGCAAGTTCTAGAATGCCATTGATTGCCTCTTGACCCTTCTCAATGATGGAATAGAGTTGACCTCTAGAGTACTCATAGTCTTTTTGAATTTGGTCTGGTGACTCTTTTTTTATTGCAGTTGGTTCTGTCTTGACAATCTCTGATTTAATCGGAGTTGTCTCAATGTCTAGAGCCTTATCAATGTCTTCAAAACTCATACATCAATTCCTTTTGATGGACTATAAACCTTTCCGTCTTCAAAATCAAAACGGTATTCACTGAATCCAAAATCATCATCGAGAGATATTAGTTGATTATCAAGATTATCAATTATGTTGATAGCAGTTCCTTCGATATGGGTTGATGCTACCGTGTTATTTTCCCCTCTATTAACGAGAATTTCAGTTTCTCCAACTTTTCTGACATACATTACTTCATCTTCAATTTGAAGATAAATTCCTTGTGAGAACTTGGCAATTTCAGATACAGAAATCTCAGTTACATTTTCATCAATATCACCAAGTATGATAGCACTCTCATCACTATTATAATCTCTGAGAGCTCTTGGTTCTGCAGTATATCTAAGTTGTCTAGAAGAATTGGCGATATTATCAGTATTTGTATGATAATCGACTTGAACTTTCTTAATTAGGGAATCGTTGAAGTTTCCGACAGGTCCGAATAGATAAGTCTTTGCCGTAAAATTTAGTGTATATATTAAGGCTCTTCTTGTAGTATAATCTCCTTCATATTGATCATCCATTGTGATTCCTTCCAGAATCATTGGGATATCTTTCTTTTCGCCGATACTACTTACTAAATCTACTGTTAGATTTAAGTGTGGTTGAAAGTATGGCAAAATCTGTTCCAATATTTGTAAAGCATCCTCATTGAGTTTGGAGAGGATTGATAATTGAAAACTTATATTATATGGAACAGGCATAAAAGATTTGACAATCTGATTCTTTTCAGAATCGACAGCCTTAAAAGTCTGCATAGTAGAAGACTTTCTTGATGCATCATATTGAACACCTGTCATTTCAAATGACATTCTTGGTAGAGTAATCGCAACTTCCTTTCTTACCGTTGGTGATTGTTCAATTCTTGCTAAAAACTTTTGGATAGGACCATAAGCAATTGGGACAGTAATTATACTAAAGTCCACACCACTTTTATCACGATGTTTTATTTGAATATCATTAAAGAGAGTACCGAAAGATATAATCGTCTTTCTCAATATCTCGTGGTAAAAATAATTTGATATCATTACGAGTTACCAATAACGTATTAACTATTTAGAACTCTCCAAATGGGTTCTTTTGACTGAAATCTATGATTTGATCTGCCTCTTGTTCTATTTCTAGATTCGAAGCATAATCATCTAAGAATTCATTATTTGATATTGAAGAAATTTTATAACTTACTCCAGTACCTACGATAGATTCTCCAAGTCTGAATGTTCCATTTACCGTAGAGAGTTTTAGTACTCTATTAATATGATCCCATGACTTGACATAACCAGTAGTTCCAGAACTATTCCCAGAAACAAGTTGATTGTATGTATAATCTCCGAATGTATCTGAGACTGGATTGGTAAATGTTATTGAAGGTGCAGAAGTGTATCCAGCACCTGCATTCAGATATCTTATTTGAGCAACTTCTCCGTTCACATTTATTATTGCTTCTGCTTGTGCATTATTGATATTTGAAGAGATTCCAGAACTAGATGGAATGAATACTCTATCAATGAACACTTGTGGAGTAGTTGTATAACCAACACCACCAGAAGAAATACCAATGATTCCAAGAACACCCGAATTTATAATAGCAGTGGCTATTCCACCCTGTCCTCCTCCACCAGTTATTGTTACTGTTGGAGATTCTGTATATCCAAATCCAGGATTTGTCACTAAAATCTTATCTATTGATAGTTTTTGATTTGCAGTCCTGCTTGTCATAATCGCTACAGCAGTTGCAGTAAGTCCTCCTATTGGTGCAGTGGATATAGAAACTCTTGGTACAGAAGAATATCCAAATCCATCATTGATTAGATCAATGTACTGTACGGACTTCGAAGTTGGATCCGATGTAATGAGACCTACAGTGGCAACTGCTGTTGTTGCTGCAGTACCAACCATTTGAATGTTGTAAATATTTCCAAAATCCTTTACGGACTGATTTACATCTAATCCACTCTCATCAGTAATACCTACATCTATTATTTCATCTTCATATTCGAATCTTTCACATCTCAATTCATAAACATATAATTCTTGTAACTGATAAAAAGGTTTTTTACCTTCAACAAATTTTATTTCAAATAAAGATTGGTCTAATGGAAACCAAACCAAGTCTCCTTCCTGTGGTCTTGAGGATATTTTTCTCTCATTTGTACTTAATTTTGCCAATTTTGGAATAATGAAATCATTATATCTTTCTTTTGAAATTACCAAATTAATTTCGTCAGAATTTCTTATGCCAAATTTACTTAATAACTCTCCACTGCCACTAAACCCATCAGAATTCATCAGATAAGCTTCAACTCTGAAACTATCATCAAATTTGGATGCAGTAATTTCTTTAATTACATTATTTTCTCCAATAATTTTCCTGGGTAAGTATAGTACGTCTTGTCCGTATATTTTGAGTTGTTCGTTGATTAAATCCTGAACAAGTCTCTGTTCGCTTGGAGAACCTTGAAGAAAATAGGAATTTAGAGGTGCCATATCAGCCGATCATGTCTAGTGGTGGTAATTCATAATCTGTTCTGAGTTTCTGTTCTAGTTTTTCTACCTCCTGAACACCATCATCATAAATTTGTCTACCATTAAGTTGAACTCCTCCTGGAAGAAGAACTCCTTGGAACTTGATCATGTTTTGACCCCACTGTTTTTTAATCAATGCGGTCAAATACTTTTTCAACCACGAATCATTATAGAGTTTAGGAGCATCTGCACCATCTAGAAGTCTATAACAATCTATAATTACGTATTCGTTTTCTCCAACCTCACTCCAATCAATGTCGAGATATAACTTGTGATTTTTTTTATTGAAACGAATTTGTGCATTTGGATTTAAAAGAAAATCCAGATCCTCTAGATATCTCTTTACCATTGCATAGTTTAAAAGATCTAACGCACCATAATAGTAAACATCGTTTAAAAAGAGTTGATACTTAATATTAAATAATCCGTCAGATACTGTACTAGAGTTTATTTTTAAAACATTATTTACACCAATGATGGAATCTGGAAGTGGTAGATAGTTCACCCCTTCCACATAGTTAATCGAAGTCAATCCGTCACCAACAACAGTTGCAGATGTTGTTGTAGAAACCCCCAACTGTGTGATAGTGTCTTTAGTTGCTGGAGTTAGTTTATGCTTTAGAAAAACCCTATCAATACCATCAAAGTGATGTTCATGAAAATATTGGATAGCATCATCCATCAAATTATCAATCTGATCATCATCTACATTTATTTCTAAAACTGGCTTTCCTAGTTGTTTGAGGCAATAGTCTTTCAACTCCGCTCTACTAGATGGCTGCGCCATAAAAAAATACCCCTAGTCCTATAGAGGTATTTATAATTTAGTAAGGGAAACCTATTCGGATTCTTTTAAATCAAAGAAAAATACCTGAGTAAATCTGGAATTTTCCAAAGTTGTGCCAAAATATTTTGTTGCAGAATGGTATTTTTTGGCATCAAAGATAATGCACCTATTGTAAACATTTTCTACGTAATTAACAAGTTCCCACTTATCAAAATCTATACATTCTTCCTTTGGTAATACTATTCCTGGATCTTTTTCAGACTCTTTTCCAGTTTCTTTATGCCTATAAAATCCAGTACCAGAATCTTTATCTGCATCTGGATTTAAATATACTACTGCAGCATAAGTATTTAAGGAGTCGGAATGTATCCATTTTGTAGATGTTTCTGGACAATACTGAAAACATCCATTGGATAGAGAATCCTTAATGTTTAAAGAAACATCTGAACCTCTAACTCTCATTCCCATAGTATTAACAGTCAAAGATGAAAAATCAAATTCTAATAATTGTGTTTCATCTTTAAAATCACAAGTATTCGCATAGATCCATTTTTCAGGATCTATGCTGCATCCAGTATATTTTTCTATTTTATCTTTATTTTCAATTAGATTGGAAATATTGCTTTTGCTTCTGTGTCCTGGAAATAATCCATACCCATTCTCATCCACACGAGATTCACCGTCTTTTGTGGATTTTGAAAATTGGGATATGCCAAAAGTTCTTATGCGATCTGGATCGGAGTACCAGTCGTCTACAATTATATAATCAAACATTATAAAAAAATTAATTTACGTATCTATCAGAGAGTTGGTGCGCCAGACCATCCACTTGGATCTTTGTTTTCCATGTCTCCAACAACATCGGTTGGACCATCCTCTACATTAGCAGGAGCTCCATTTGGTTGAGTTCCAGCTGGAATTGTATCCTTGATTTCTTTGATTTTTGCGTACCAAGCAGAAGTTTCTTTACCAGGAACTAGTCCAGCATCCATATCATCCCATAGCATTGCAAGTTGTTCTTCAATTGATGGGTATTGATTGAATCTAAGTCTCTTATACTGTTCGGTTTGCCACTCAGTATGCAATTCTCTTAACTTAGCGAGAATTTCTGCTTCTGTTGGTGCTTCTGCACGGTTTGTATCAGAATCCCACTGCAAACTCTCATAATCATTCAATGCAATACCAAAACTAGCCCCAGGTCTTATAGCAATAATTGCATCCGCATACTCTGGGAATCTTTTAAATGTATTTCTAAAACTTAAAACAGGCATAATTCAAATTCCTTTATAGCGTGTGGTGAATCTTCTTATATTTATTTATAATCAAGTTCCAATTTCAAACAAATATCCTACGCAACAAGTTCTTTCGTAGTTACCTTGACCATTACTACTCCATGATCTATTGATTCTCCACCAATCTTGTCCACCCTCTGAAGATCTAACTGCAGGAGTAAAATGAACGGTGCCAGTAGTATTTGCTGTACAATGATATGTAAACTTCCAACTAGCTGGAGTAGAACTGTTGTTATTATCGTACCAACCAGCAAGAAGACCAGACCAACGGTTGTTTCCTGCTTGGTTATTATAACCCTGTTGACCACCATCGGTAATCAAACTGTCATTCTTATGGAGAAGTAGAACTTCGTTCCAA